ATGGTCAAGATTATAAAACCTCTAAATGATACTCAAATCAAGTCAGCCAAGCCAAGGAAAAAGGATTTTACTTTATCAGATGGCAATGGTTTATATTTATTAGTTAAGTCTAATAGTTCTAAAATTTGGCGATTTAATTATATTAGTTCTTTTGGATCTTGAGCCATTTTTGAAACAGAACATGATAAATAGTAACAGAATGATGAGATAAATGGGATATAACAAAATAAACAGGGAAATATTGAAATTGTTTTTTGAAAAAGTATTACAAAATATGAAATAAAAAAAGCCTAAAAAATTTTGCTCTAAAATTAATTAGGTATTATCAAAATCAAACAACGCAGGTTGTTTTTCTTTTATTATTCGTTTATGAACTCGGTCGATTACTTTTCTGATGCCACGTTCTGTCATATTGTATTTTTGGCTCAGTTCAGCGTAGTTATTGCCTTTAAATGCGTTATAAATTTGTAAGTCGCGCTGGTTTAGTTTGAAGATAAAATCACGTGGAAATGTTAGATTTTGACCGCCAAATAACTCTGAAATTGTATTTGCAATATTATCGCCAAGTTGCGCTGCAATGTCGTCAGATAGACCATAATCCATTGCTTCTCTAGCTACAGATAATGATATGTGTGTTAGTAACTCATGACGTTTGATAGACATTGCAGATTTATTCATTATTATACTCCTGTCCTTTTCTTATACCAATCTAGTGCGCCAGGTATGTTTGTTTCTAATTTATTGAAGTCCGCGCCCGCTTTATACATCTGTTCAAAGTATTCTTCGTTACTACTTCGAATTGGTTTGTTTTCTTCTTTATGCTCAACGTATGCAAATAAATGATTAGTAGAATCATAAACTGACTTCAGATAATTATGATTTTTAAATGGTTTGTATTCACCTAGGGCACGTTTAGCGTGAATGTTATTAACGGTTTCTCTTAATGCATGTGCAAGGTGTCTACTAGGTTGATATAGTTGTAGTACCTCATTAATTAAATTAACTGCCCGTGAGTTACTCAAATTTGATTTTTGAGTACGGAATAAACCAATATAGGCGATCATAGGTTTAGCACAACCATAATTTAAAGTGCTCACCAACATGAGTAGTTCTCTGCCAGAATTATCCTCTACCAATGCTTCTAAATTAATTTCGTTATGACAAATCGGGCAACGTGTTAGCTTCATGTTTATTCCTTAATATACGAGCCTGCCAACGCTTTAGGCTTTCAATGACTTTCATTGCTTGAGCAGTATTCAACCAATCCATTACTTCAACACCAACAATACGCTTTACATATGAATTGATAGCTTTTTCTGAGCGATTTTTGACTACGCCTGCATCAGCTAGTTCTAGCCATAATGAGCGTATTTTTTTATGAACTGGTTCTGTAGCAGTTATCTTCCCTGTTTTTTTTGATGATTTAACTTTAAAGCCTTTTGATTTAAGGTTGTTAAGAATTTTTTCCAGTTCCCAAACTGTCATATCCTTGGTGCTAGTTTTTTTAGTTACATTCAGTAATAGATGACGATATGTATCGTCATCCAGATTAAGTTGCGATTTTGCAATATGAACCAGCTTTATGTATTTAGATTTCATCTATTTATTCCCTATTAATGATGGAGAATAACCTGAACTTGATACACCATGACTCAATTGAGCGGTTTTACCTTGTAAGTAACCAATAAAATGCGAAGAATCCGAACCATTACACTTTTTAGCATCTCTAATCTTAGCTGGTGATAAATCTTTGGTCTTTTTATATTCAGCTAATAGATTTAGTTCCTCATCAGTCATCGCAAAATCTTCAATTAATTGATAAACACCATTAACCCAGCCAACACAAAACGCATCAGCTCGGTTGATTTTAGTGATTTTTTTACAATTACCATTTTGTTGTGATAAGAATTCTTTTCTAGCTTTAACTAATTGAACACTTAAAACGTCAAAGGTATAAGCTGCTAATTGTGGCCGTTCCCTAAGTCCATAAAATGAAACCTTTCGTTTATTGTTTTCCCAAGTAAAGTAAGCTCGCACGCCAAATGCGCTTGAAATAATGCTTACTAATATTGAAAAATATCTTGGTGGTTTTTCTGCATTTGAAGGGGCATGTTTTGACACATGTTCCTCAATTTCAGATAATTCCACATCTTTATTACTAATATTATGTTTTACCATCAATTTGATGGCTTGATTCATTGCAATAGCAGCTTCATTAGGATTTGTTGATTTTGCTAATGCTAAAAGTTTTTTGATTTTTTCAATATACTTTTCATTATTATTTGTCATAAAAACATCTTAAAAACTAACAAAACGCTGTTTTAATGTTTTAATTGATTTTAATTTTACATATTCAGCATAGAGTTCATCATACAGCTTTCCATCAACATAACCTTGACCGTTAACTTCACGCATAAATGAATCTTCATGGCTAATTGAAACATGATAATCGGGCATATAGCGTTTAGGATTAGAAAATTTAGTTTTCATCATCAAATCCAATTTTTCTAATAAATCAAATTTACTAGCAATATCAACCAAAATATCTGTAGCATCATCATTTATTGATGGTAATCTACCTAAATTTTTTATAATGATTCTTTCAATATCATTTCTAATTGATTCATTTAAGTCAGAAAATGCGACAAAAGATAATTGACCTCCTAAAATATTTTGATTTGCATGAAAAGATGGTTCTTTACCATTTTCGAATTCAATTATTAATGTCATTTTACTCATTTGCCAGTTCCTCTAATTCATCAACAATACGATCAGCTTCACATTCAGATAAACCATTTTCTTTACAATGAACTATGAAATTAGCAACCTGGCTTAATACAAATTGATACAAAATACAATAATCTGTTTGTTGCATAGCTATATCCTTTATTAAAAGGTTGAAAACCCATTACATTTTTCAAAAAATTCAATAAACATCAATTTGCCTTTTTCGGGATCACTACTAAACCAAAATTCAGTAGGTTGCCAATTTTTAATTGCTTCAGCACATGCTAACGCTTGTTTTTTAGTTGCGCGAATCGGATCATTTGAAAGCGGCGGATTGTTTAAAATCTCTCTAATTTTTGATGTTTTTAGTAGATGAAACCAAGTACCATTTGCCACACCAAAACAAAAACAGTCTTTACTTTTAGGATTAAATTCAACGCTCATTAGACAACCTCCTGTTCAAACGGTACTATCGCAAAATCTTCAATATCTTTTTTGATAGTTATGCCAGGAACATGAGCAACAACATTAGATTCATTTAAAATGGCTTCTTTGTTGACTTCTTCTTTTGTCCGAATAAAACGTTCTAACCCTAGATTTTTGAGTGACTCAATAACTGCATCAATCCCTCGTATAATGCATGAAGGTGGTCGATTCCGCCACTGCACTTCACCTGTAACTAGATTAGCCGTTTTCACTTTGCCGTTATTTGTTAATTCATCCCTATTTGCTTCGCACCAAATTTGAATACCTTTTTGTATTTGTGTCGATTTTTTTGTTAAATCTTCGATATTAGATGAAAAACTTGCTGTGATATCAGCAATTTTGTCATTCATTTCTGTTTCTAAACGAACTAATTCACGTTGAATATCACCCAAATATTTAATGGCTTCAGATGCTTGTTCTTTAGATTGCACAACATAAATTGAGGCAGTTGCTTTAATACGTGTTTTTGCTTTTATCATCTTGATAACTCCTTAATGAAAACGACTTAAATCAAGTTCTTTCCAAACAACACGGCAACCTTCTAATTCAAACTGTCCAAAGCGATGTACTCCAATATGCATATAATAAACAGCAGATCCATTAGCAATCATCTTTTCACAAATAGGATGATGGGCGATTTCAATTGTTGGTCTGTTTGAATTATCGTGATGATAACCAATGACAGTTAACGCTTTATTATCCAGAGAATGAACAGCTTTACCGATTCGTACTAAACTATTACTAATTAATAAATTATTTTGCATCACATATCCCCCGTTCCTTAATACACTCAGTAATTACTTCACCAGTCACTTTCAGTGCGCCTATGCGTGCTGCTAGATTCAATGCGTTAGAAACTAAGTTATTTACTGCTAATGGGTAACACAATGACCGAACTTGCTTTTCACCTCGTCGAGTTGAAGCGACTCTTAATCGGTTAATGATTTCGTTAAATGCTGATGAATCAAATAATGTTGTATAGTCCATATCAATACGTGCGAATTTATGCTTGATATATTCTTCAGCTTTGAAATCCAATGGTTTTAGATTTACAACTTCACAACGTTGCACAACTTCACGAACTTCGGGGTTGTACTCTGACAATTTGGTTTGTAGTTCAGTTTGCCCAATTAAGATAATTGACAGTAATTTTTTAAACCCTTCTTGCAGCTCATAAAATCGCTTTAAGTGCTTTAACGTTGGGATTGGTAATCCGTGTGCTTCTTCAATAATTAATAGATGTTTCCGGCCTGATAACGCACTGTTTTTGAGTAGTTCGTGCATTTGTCTGGCACGTGCTTCAGCGCTTCGTCTTGGTTTTGTTTGTGGATTGATAGCACTGATGATTGCACTACTAATATCCATACTTTTGAGCGATTTCCCTTTAACTTCATTGTCTTCTAAGCCCAGTACATATGGCTCTATAACAGTAATAGGCTCACGATTAATATTGATCCAATCAATCAAATCATGTCGTAATGTTGATTTACCACTACCTGATTCACCAATAACGGCCAACATGCCCCCATGCTGGGCTGTTTGACGCATTGCCGCACGAACGTAACGGATATCATCAGATAGATAAACATCAGCGTCTTCCGTCATTTCGTCAGTGAACGGGTCACGAGGAATGCGGAAATGTGCACGCGCATCTCGATTTATAGTTTGTTTTCGTAGTAACATATATGCTGACTCCTTTGTTAAATGTTCATTTGAGTCAACTGGCACAGCGTTGTCCGCCAAGATTTCGGCTGTGTCAGTTTCTTCTTTAAAAATATCTAATAGATAATCATTACTTAAACCTAGTTTTATTAATGCTTTTTCAATCTTTTGCTCTAGCTCCTCACGTTGGATTGAACGCGGCCAAATATCACGATTAATAATTAAATTAATAACTGCTTGACTGATGCAATTCCCCTTATATTCAATACATTTAGCTAGCTGGGCTTGCTTAATATTGAATTGCTTCATTACGTTTTTTAATTTCAACATTATTTAACACTCCTAAACCCTGTTGTACCGTCTGCAATGGCTGTAACGGGCGTTGTAAATGTACGAATTAGTGAATCTAACGAATCTTCAGGCACACCATCTTGATAACGTGCAGATAGCCACTTATTTTCATCTATTGTTAATCTACGACCGATTGAACTCGTAATACGCATTAATGCAGCTGTTAGCGTTAATGTCGTTGTAACAGGTTTTAAATGCTCTGGTGTTTCAATTTCATTTCCTTTTTGTTCAAAATAAGCGGGGTGATTAATATCCTCTAAATAACTGAGTGTATTTAACTTGCCACCAAATGGTGTAACTTGCTTTTGCTTCGCTTTTTTGATTTCATCTTCGGCCATGTCAGGGTATGCAGTTTGATCCATCGCTTTTGCTGCTTGTTCAATTTCGGTATCACCTTTGGATTTATATTCCTCGCCAATAACTGGCGCATCTAAACGTTGTCCAAACTGGTCAAAGTTACGGTCAGGTTCAATACGGTAGATTAAAGACTCACCGTCATAACGAGGTACTTCAATTTGAATTGCGCAATCACCGTATACTAATGAACGTACGCTGACTTTATCTTTAACAGTAATACCATCTAAGCCTTTCAAACTATAAACCAGTGAACTGTCAGCTTGTGGATGTTTGAAACTAATAGTTAAATCGGCTTTAACTTGTCGTTCTTGTTCTCGGCTCGCCATAAGTGCTTGGCAAATTTCTAATGACGGCAATATTCGTAATTGTTCTGCTGTAATATGTTGCCAAAGAGATTGACGTGATATAGGTTCAGCAAGTCCAATACGACGTAAACGTGTATCCTGTCCTGGTAGTCTGTTGGCGTTATAGGCTTCAGCCCAATTTAAAGCTGCTTGATTAAGTTCATCAATACTGCTGACAGGTTGAAACTTCAAACGGCTTTCGAACTGTGTTTCGATGATATTATTGGCATTTTCAACTCCACCTTTGGCACGCGCATTACCTGCCTCATGCTCAAGATATTTGACTTCCAGATGATCCAATAGGTTTTTGATTGCTGAAGAAGTATTTGCCGAACCTTTATCCCAGTAAAGCAGTTGTGGTACGCCATGAAATAAACGCCCATCTTGCTTACCCCAAGCAAACATTAAAAATTGGAATAATGAGTGTTGGTTTTCTCCAGCAGCTTCAACATACCAAGGTATAATCATGCCAGATGCACGATCATACAAAGTATAACGCCAGACTTTGTATTTAATTTTTGCGTAGTTTTCTAACTTGTTTTTATAAAAATCACGGTCACGCATAATATGTTGTTTATTTTTCATGTAATAAATCAAACATAGTGACGGATCTATTTCGTGAACGTGGTTCGGATGTAATGCACGTAATGATTGCACCGGGTTCGCAACTTGTTGTGCTTTCACATTTATTTTTCTTTGTCTCATCAAACGGTTTAGAGTTGCATTACTAACATTAATCTCATGCCCGTTTTGCTCTAATATGCCACGAGCCGTAGTGGTAAACATGGTTTGTTTGCCATTATCACGTACTGATTCACGACTCATTGTTGCCAGTGCTAACAATGAATCAGTTGAAACAGACATTTTTCCTTTATCCGTTCTAGCTTTACGTTCGCTTGACCAACCGCAAACTTTTTTTAACTGTCTATAAATTGTTTGTCTTGAATAGCCTAAAAATATTTGTGCTTCATCCAATATCTGACCACGTTGACCGTGACCAACATTATCCAGTTTGATGGCTACATTATTTAGATATTCACGAATATTTGGTGCAATCATATTTTTACCTTACCAAATTAATTATCTATTAAGGTATTACTGAATTCTGATTCGATATCATCACTGAAATTCATCCAGAAATCGTTGTAAATTCGTTTACTCTGGGATAATGTCAGTTTTAATGATTGTTGTAGAATTGTTAGTGTTACTCTTAATTGTTCTGGTAATGAATACGGTTGTTCGGGGTCGTAATCTGGGTCATTTATTATGATCTCTTTTTGTAATTTATCCACCAACTGTACATACTGACGTTGTTGTTCGAGTAATTCATCAATTCGTGATTGAGTTTCGGCAATCTGTTTTTTGAATGGTTCTAAACGCTCATCAAGTGGCACTGTATTCATTTCAAATTGGGCTAATCTGATTGCCAATTCTTCTTTTTCTTTTGCTACATCAGCATTGCGCTTGCTTAATGCTTTATAATCAGCTTGCAAATTATCGTTATCTTTTTTGAGTTGCTCTTTTTCTTTATTATTTTTAGCAATAAACTCTTCTGCTAATTCAACTAATGATTCTTTATCGCCAGATTTGGCCACTTCAATTAATGCGTTTTTTTGGTCTTCGGGTAACTTACGATATTGACGTAGCTCACGGTAGCCAATGCCCATTCTTGACATTGATTCTAGAGCCTCTTCACCAAAGGATTTTAGGTTTGCTATATCTTGATCTGCTTTTTCTCTAGAAAATCCTAATAATGAACAAAATTCATCCCAAGTACCAGATAATTGGTAACCGTTACCAGTTTTTTTCCCGCTTAAGTGTTGATATAATTTGTTTTCTTTAACAAATGCCAATTTTGAAGTGGTAACCGTTACCGAAAATTTACCAAAAGCATCAGCCATTTGCGCCTGACCTAAAAGCTGATTAACTAGATCCCGTTCTGCGTTGTATTGACTTTGAATAGAAGTCATAGCATTCATTGCATCACTAATACCCTGTTCATCAATAACTGGTAGATTAATTGCTTCGTTTTTTGGTTTTGCTGTTCTTGCCATTTTATTTATCCTATCTAGCACCAGCAGTAATTCGCTGATTGATTTCTGTTATTTGGTCTTGCATTTGAGTGATATGAATTGCGTGCGCTTGAGCTATTTGTAACATTTGCACACTATGAGCAAATAAACCATTATCTAATTTAATAACTAACCCTTCTTCAATTAGCGTTTGCAGTGAGCGAGTTACGTTAACTGGTGATTCACCAATCATTTTGGCAATATCGCCATTTGATAATCCAGTTAACGTATAACCTTTAAGTGCTTTCAGTACTTTAAGTGTTCGAGCGCCAGATGATGAAATTTGTGATCTGTTCATGTTTTTCGACCTTTTTCTGCATATGAAAAACTGTTACAATCAATATTAACTAGCTTGTTTTAAGCCAAGTTTTACTGCTATATCATGAGTTTTACCTCGATGAGCACGGCTTAAACCATTAAGAACGTTATAAACAACAACAGGGTGGTAACCATTTTCAATCGCCCAAGATTTGATAGTTTTACCTTTTTGTTGGAATTGTTGTTTAACTTGTTGTGGAGTGAGAACTTTAGACATTTTTTAGCTCCTTTGATATAAGTTATTAATAAGCGATTTATAAATTATGTGTTAAATTATGGTATAAATATTTATACCTGTCAAGATAAAAAGTATGCAAAAAAATATCGGATTAAGACTAAAAGAAGAACGTGAACGTATGGGCCTTAGCCAAGTTGCTATGGGAGAAATTGCTAATGTAAAGAAATTAACTCAACTTAATTATGAAAAAGGTGAGAGATTTCCTGATGCGTTATATTTATCTACGTTAGCTAATTTTGGGTTAGATGTTCAATATGTTGTAACTGGTATTAGAACAACAAGTAATTTATCTGTTGATGAGCAAGATTTAATTGACAAATTTAGAACAGCCCCACTCGCAGTTAAGGCTGCTACATTGGGTGCGCTAATGGCAGGAACTGCACAACAAACTAGCAAAACAAAACAGATTATAAATGGTTCAGTAAATGGGCAAATTTCAGCCGGTAATATTTATAACAATATGGGAGCAAAGAGGAAGGAATAAATGGATCAAAATTTTAATGACAGAGTTGAACAAGTCGCTGGTGAAAATATTATTAATGTCTACGTTAATCTTAAAAATAACAATGTAGATATTAGCGAAATTTCTCAAAAATTAATTTTACAGACAGTTAATTTTGTAAAAAAGCGGAATAAAAAAATCCACAAAAAGCGCTATTTTAACCTTCCATGTTTTGCAATTCTGTTAATCTCCTTGACAATCATATCTGTATCTGTATTGAATTTACATGCGCTAGTATCAAGCAAAACCTCAACCTTTGAACCTCTTTTTTCTGGCAATACTTTATTTATAATTGTTGTAGTATCATTGTTTTTAATCCCTATTTTTACTAAATCATTATATGAGCGAACAAAATATTTACACCCATTATTAGTTGAAAATAATAAAATTATTTATGAATTGGAATTAGAAATTCAAAGAAGAGAGTTATGGGGTGAATAGTGAAAAAAACAATGAAAAAATCATATTCATTATTCATATTAATTATGTTGCTTATGCTGGTTGGATGCGATAGCCATAGTGATTATGAAAAGCAGATTCTTAATTATTTAGAAGTAGATTTGAAAGATTTTGATAGTGCTAAATATAAGTTCGAAAAACCATTAAAAGTAAAAATAAATGGGGATGAAGCGGATGTGATTCTATATTCTGTCAATTCAAAAAATAGTTTTGGTGCTTATACAGGATATAAGGATAGAGTTTTCGCTTTTTTTTATGATAAAGATAAACAATATAAAAATGGCGATATTACTGAAGGTTTGAATGTTGGTTTCTATAAGATTGAATATTTAAATAAATATAGTGATAGGCAGCAAGCCCAAAAATAATTGTAGGCAATAACTAAAAGAAGTTGAAAAGCAGAAAAACTGTGTAAAAAAGTAAGTTATATCGTAATAGAATAATTAACATTAATGACTAAATATAATAAACACCTATAACTATAGTCAACTCTGAATATGAGGAATAAATATGGATAATTTAAAGATACAAAAATTCGCAGAAATTAATTTTTCAGATCCTTTTTTTGATTCGTTAAAACGCGATTATGCTCATGGTTTTGTTGATTGGTGGAATAAAAAAGTCAAAACACAAGATTCTGCATTTGTTTTATATAATGGTAATTCTTCATTAATTGACGGTTTTATGTACTTAAAGTTAGAAAATAAAATTGATGATATAAATCCCCCTTTAATTAATGGGTTATATTTAAAAATAGGTACATTTAAATTTAATCCAGCTGGAACATTACGTGGTCAGCGTTTTATTAAAAAAATATTTGATACTGCTATCGAAAATAATGTTGATGGCATATATGTAACTGTTTTTGAAAAACATGATTATTTAATTCATCTTTTTGAACGGTTCGGTTTTTCTTTATATGGAACCAAAAATAGTAATAACGGTATAGAATTAGTTTTATTAAAAATAAGAACTCATACCTGTAATTTAGAAAAAGACTATCCTTATATTAATATAAAAACTAACAAATATTTATTAGCTATATATCCTCAATTTCACACTCGACTTTTTCCAGACTCAATTTTAAAAACAGAATCAAGTTCAATAATCCATGATGTTTCACACTCAAATAGTATTCACAAAGTGTATATTTCTAAAATACAAAAGCTTGGTAATTTAAAAAAAGGAGATATTATTGTAATTTATAGAACCAGTGAAAAAGATAAGATAGCTTATTATTCATCTGTTATTACTTCAATTTGTGTTGTTGAAGAAGTAAAAACAGTTTCTTCTTTTTCTAATAAAAAAGAGTTTATTGATTATTGTAGTAAATACAGCATATTTACACTAGATGAATTAAATGAGGCATATGATGAAAATTGTTATAAAACTAGATTTCCTTGTTATGTAATAAAGTTTACATATAATATTGCTTTACCTCATCGAATCAATAGAGCTACGCTTATTAACGATGTTGCTTTAGATTCTGAAGATAGATGGAGTTGTTTAAAACTAAGCGATGACCAATTTGATAAAATTTTGAAACTAGGTGAAATTAATGAAAGTCTTATTATCAATTAAACCAGAATTTGTAGAAAAAATATTATCTGGTGAAAAACGATTTGAATTTAGAAAAAATATTTTTAAAAATAGATCTGTTAAGACTGTAGTCATTTATGCAACAAGGCCTATTGGAAAAGTTGTAGGAGAATTTGATATAGATCACGTAATATCCGATGAACCACATTTAATCTGGGAAAAAACAAAAAAATATGCCGGTATAAGCAAAGAATTTTATGATGAATATTTTGAAGAAAAAGCACTAGCTTTTGCTATCGCTGTTGGTAAAGTAACTCAATATGAAGTACCTATGTCTTTAAATTGTTTTGGTAGTAATATTGTAGCACCTCAATCATACCGTTATTTATAATTAAAGATATCAATTGCATTCAGGTGATTAACGAATAATCTGCCCGCGTTCAAATTACATTCTTGACTACTCAGATCATAATAATCTCATAACGTTACTTTAACTTATGAGGTTTTTTATGGCTCACCCAATCAATAAATTATCCCAAGTACGGCTACTTAAATGGTATGTAGTCGCCATTTTTTTATTGTCAATTATTACATTACTCTCACCTCAGCAATTGCCTGTTGTTATGTATAAATTAGCCTTGGTATTGCTTTCTGCGGTTATAGGTTATCACCTTGACCGTGCACTTTTCCCGTACGCATCTCCTGGAGGTTATTTATATAACGATTGGAAAGAGTTTGGGCCTGATTTTTATACTCAGAAATATATTGATGCGTCTGAAAATAATGAAAAACCATCAGCAATGGAAACAAAATATGCAGCGGAATATCCCGTGCTTGATGAGTATAGAACGTTATTTGCTGTTGTTTTAATTCGTCGGGCGTTGATAGTTTCCGCAGTAATTCTTGGTGTAACTTTGGGATTATAGCCATGCGTTACTTAACCTTAATCATTGTGTTTATGCTGTTTAGTTGTCATCTAGCGCCTGCTATAGCGGGTGTTCCAAATGATGCAAGGCAACATCAACGGGAACTAACACGTAATGCACGAGCGATATTTGGTCTGGATGCTCCTGTTTCGTTGTTTGCGGCTCAAATCCATCAGGAATCAAGATGGAAAGTAAATGCAAAATCACCAGTAGGTGCTCAAGGATTAGCTCAATTTATGCCTGCAACTGCGGATTGGATTTCTGGTGCATACCCTAAGACATTGGGTAGCAACGAACCTTATAACCCATCTTGGGCACTGCGTGCCTTAGTTCAATATGATTATTGGTTATATCAACGTGTAAATGAAGCGGCTAGTGATTGTGACCACTGGGGATTTGTTTTATCAGCTTATAACGGTGGTTTGGGTTGGGTTAATCGTGACCGTCAACGAGCCAAACGTGATTATCAGGATGCGACCCATTATTGGGGTGTTGTTGAGAATATTAATGGTGGTCGTAAGAGTATCAATTTTAAAGAAAATCGTGATTATCCAATTCGGATTATCTACCGTTGGCAGCCTGTTTATATCGCTGAAAATTGGGGATTAGGGGTTTGTGATGATTAAAAATATATGCAAATTAATCAAAAGTTTTTTTGTAAATAATAAGACATGTTTTTTAATCGTTGGATTGTTAATTTGTTGTATTGGCATTTCTTATCAATTTGGCGTTAATCACGGTAAAACTATCACTACACAAAAATATGCAACACAACAGGCAAAACAAACGGTTGATACTTTAAATCAATTAATTACCAGCACAAAACAGTTAACTGAAACAGCTATTAATGTGAGTGAAGCGTTGTCACAGCAGATAGCAGAAAGGAAATTATATGATGAACAATCAACCCAAGCATTACAAGAAGCACTTAATAAAACGGCTGATAATCGTAGCCATTGTGTGTTTGATGACAGTGTCTTGCTGTTCATCGACTCAGCCCGAACAAGTGCAGCTAAAGCAACAACCTATGGTATTACCGGCACAACTAATAGTTCCATGCGAACTACCAATAAAACGCCCAAATAATACGGCTGATGGTTTAGCTCAAACACTAAAACTATTATATGACCAGTACGGTCAATGTTCAGGTCGATTTATTGAGTTAGTTAAATATATCAATGAGGTAAACAATGGACAACGCTGATTTAGCAGCAAAAATTGAAACAGACACACGAGAACGGATACTGGCGAAACATCAAGCAAAAATTGGAGTATCAAGCCTGTATTGTCGAATCTGTGAAGATCCTATAGCTGAAGAACGTCGAAAGTTAATTGTTACTGATTTATGTATTGAATGTGCAGCAATGGAAGAAAAAAGGAATAAACGATGAATTTTAACGAACTTACCTTTAACTGGCAATTTCTGCAATGGGTTGTAATGGCAGTGGTTGGCGTTTACTCCTGGTTAATTGGTCGCCAATCGGCTAGCCAAAAAGAGCTACTAGACTTACGTATTCGAGTAACACAAGTTGAAGAGACTGTTAAGTCATTACCAACTCAGCATCAGGTAACCAAATTGATTGAAAAACTAAGTAGCAATGAAGCTACTTTAAATCAGTTATCTGATCGGCTTTCAGGATTATCTCGCCAATTAGATAACATTAACCAATTTTTATTAAAGAACAAGTGAGGGACTATGAGTTACGCCGAATTTTTAAAAGAAGATCAACGATTAGTCATTTTGCGTATCTTGTATGAAATGCCAAGTTATAGCAGTAATTCTAGCATTATCTATAGCGCGTTAGATCACTATGGACACGCTATTAGTCGTGACCAAGTTAAAACACATATGAGTTGGTTATCTCAGCAAGATTTAATTAAAACAGAAACTATTGGGAACGTCATTGTAGGACGTTTAACGGATTTTGGTGCAGATGTGGCAACAGGTAAAGTTGTTGTTTCTGGTGTAAAGCGTCCAAGTGCGGGGGCGTAATTATGGGACGTAAATCAACGATCCACAAACTTGAACCCGAAGTTCGCTCATGCATTGAGAAACTATTACGAGCAGATCAACTGACTCTTGATGAGATGATTGCAGAACTGCAACAAAAATTTCCAAGCGAGGAAACGCCTAGCCGTTCCAGTCTTCACCGCTATCAAAAAGGTTTTAATGAAATGACCAATAGCTTACGTGAAATTGAAACGGCATCTCGTATTTTAGTGGATGAATTGGGTGATAGTGTTGATGATAAATCAGGGGCACTACTAGCCCAAGCAGTGACTACTCTAGCCACACGAGCGGCATTCAAAGCGCATGAATCTGAAGATATTACTATTAAAGAAATCAGCTTTTTAGCTAAAGCCGCTAAAGAGGCCATGCAAGCGCGTCAACTTAGTTTTAAAGAGCGCCAAGAAATTGAAAAAGCGGCACGTGACAAGTTATTGCGTGAGCAAGAATCAAATCTTAATAGCATAGCCAAGGCACAAGGTCTTGATGAAAATTCAATCCAATTCTGGAAAGAAAAAGTATTAGGAATCAAATAATGAAGCAACTTGCATCAACCGTTAGAGTGATTGAATGGGATGAATTACCCGCCCGTGCGCGTGATATTCCTGATAATTTTAATCCGTTATTTGATGGCGTGTTGATGAAACACCAAATTGAAGCGTTAAAAATTCAAGCTGCTATTTTAGCTGTTCCAAAAGGTCGTCGTACAGGTATTACTTTTGCATTCAGTTTTGAAGCGGTACTTGTCGCTGGTGCTCGTAAATCTGCTGGTGGTATGAATGTTTTCTATATTGGCGACACAAAAGAGAAAGGCCTTGAATTTATCGGCTATTGTGCCAAGTTTTCTAAAGTTATTGCCGAGCAACAATCATCATCAGTATCAAGTATTGAAGAGTTTCTATTTGAAGATGTTGATGAAAATAAAAATTCACGTTATATCACGGCGTACCGAATTCGTTTTTCATCAGGCTATCAAATTACGGCATTATCTTCTCGTCCCGCTAATATTCGTGGTTTACAAGGTTTAGTCATTATAGATGAAGCTGCTTTTCACCAAGATGTGCAAGGTGTACTTGATGCCGCAACAGCTTTATTAATCTGGGGTGGTAGAATTATTGTTATTTCATCACATAATGGTAAATCCAATCCATTTAATCAATTTGTTATCGATATCGAAAACGGTATATATGGTGACACCGCACAAGTTTACCGAGTGACATTTGATGATGCAGTTGCTAACGGTTTATATGAGCGTGTTTGTTATATGAAAGGAGAAGAGCCAACCATTGAGTCTAAAAAGAAATGGTATATAACAATTCGTAATTCCTATGGACCTAATAAATCCGCTATGCGTGAAGAATTGGATGCAATACCTCGTGATGGTCAAGGTGTATGTATACCGGGTGTTTGGATTGAACGCGCTATGCGTGAGGAACGTCCAGTATTGCGCTTGATCTGCGGTGATGATTTTGCTGAAAAAGACGAATTAGATCGCATTTCTTGGTGTGATAACTGGATTCAGCAAGATATAGAGCCATTGATAGCAGTCTTAAATCACCAACATGAGCATGTTTTTGGAATGGACTTTGCTAGACATCGCCATTTTTCAGTTATTTGGCCAATGGCTATTGAACAAAATTTAATGCGTAAAGTGCCATTTTCGGTTGAGCTGAATAATGTACCATCCGCTCAACAACAACAGATTTTATTTTTTATTATTAGCAAATTACCGCGCTTAATGGGTGGTGCAATGGATGCTACTGGCCCAGGCATGGTTTTAGCTGAATACACAGCAGATAAATTTGGGCGACCATTTATTGCAGAAATTAATTTAAACCGTCAATGGTATGGCCTCTGGATGCAAAAATTTATCAGCGCATTTGAAGATGGCGCAATAGATATCCCACGAGATTTAAATATTGAGCAAGATTTGCGGGCAGTACGCTCTGTTGACGGTATTCCTATGGTACCAAAACTTGAAAGAAAAGATTTAAAAGATCCTGATCTAGTACGACATGGTGACTCTGCAATTGCTGGTTGTTTAGCTTGGTATGCAACTTTAAATAAAACGGCTCAAATCGAGGGACAATCAACAGGCGAGCGTGATATTTATCATCAGTTATATGGTTATGTGAATGATTCATCATTTGGACAATTTACCGATACTGGCTTTGGCACGGTACGTGGCGGTAACGACTTTGGAGGATTTATTTAATGTTGAACTGGTTTAAAGGTAAAAAGCCAAGCGTTGAAACTGGTCGTGAAGTAGCCGGTACTGGTGAAAATAATGATATTACTAAATTGTATGTAGGAGCACTAGCTCAACCTGACGATAGTGTTCTTCGCAATCGTGGTGGTGGGCGTTTAGATATTTACAAAGAAGTTTTAAATGATGATGAAGTTATATCTGCATTTGGTCAACGCCAAGGCGCTGTAATATCAAAAGAATGGAAAGTTGAACCTGGAGGCGATAAACCAATTGATACCGAAGCAGCTGAAGCTATGAGTGAGTTACTAAAATCGGTTGGATTTGACCGAGTAACTAAGTTAATGCACTACGGTGTTTTTTATGGTTATGCTGTTGCGGAGTTAATTTATGGCATCAAAGATAATCTATACTGGATTGATGATATCAAAGTTCGTGATCGCCGTCGTTTTCGCTTTACTCCAACCGGTGAACTGCGTTTACTGACACAAAATAATATGCATGAGGGTATAGCTTGTGATACGCCATACTTTTGGCATTATGCAACTGGTGCCGATCATGATGATGAACCTTACGGCTTAGGTTTGGCTCACTGGCTTTATTGGCCAAGTTTTTTTAAACGTAATGATATTAAATTCTGGCTTATATTTCTTGAAAAGTTTGGTATGCCAACTGCGGTAGGTAAATATGGCACAGGCTCAACAACCGAACAAAAACGTGATCTATTGTCTCTAACTCGTGCGATCCAAACTGATAGCGGAATTATTATGCCGGAAGGCATGACGCTCGAATTGCTACAGATTGCACGTTCAGGTGCGGGCGATTATAAGGCATTCTATGATTCAATGAACGAAGCTATCCGGCGTGTAACAGTTGGTCAAATCACTTCTTCAGGCGGTGCATCTAGTTCAATCGGTGGTGACGAATCATTGCAAGCGGCTGTGTTGACATCAATTGCTAAATCAGATTCAGATGTAATGTGTGAAAGTTGGAATCGTGGCCCTGGTACATGGTTTACGCAGATGAATTTTCCGGGTGCTGCTGTTCCTCAAGTTTCACGTGTTTTTGAGGAGCCAGCAGATTTAAAATCAATGTCAGAGCGTGACAAAAATATAATTGATTCGACAGGTTATCGCCCAACATTAGCTCATGTACAGGATACATATGGCGGTGAATGGGAAGAAAAACCACAACCAGCAGAGCCTATTAATGCTCAATCATCAAAAAACGTTGATTTTGCCGAACAACAATCGAGTAATTTTGCACCTGTGTTGCAATCAAATCGTTTAAATATGGAAATGCAACCAGTTACCGACCAATGGATTAATCAAATTAAAGAACTAGTTGATAATGTTCAATCATTAGAAGAATTACGTGATAAGTTATTTGAACTGATTCCCGATATGCAATTAGATGAATATGCAAAGGTCATGGCTGAAGCATTAACAGCAGCTAATTTAGCTGGTCGCACAGAACTACTTGAGGATAGCAAAAATGGCTAATGTGGCATATGGCTCGTTGCCATTTAAAGAGCAAGTCGAGTTTTTCCGTCGTAAAGCAAATGTGCCAACCAATAGTTACGCTGATATCTATAACAATGAACACGATTATGCATTTGTAGTTGCTGGAGCCAATCGTAATGCATTACTAAATGATTTTCGTATAGCTATTGATAAAGCAATTACCCAAGGTACTACACTGGAAGAATTTAGAACGGATTTTGCCAAAATTGTCGAAAAACATGGCTGGAGTTATAACGGCGGTTTTAGCTGGCGTACTCGAATTATTTATGAAACTAATTTAAATAGTACTTATCAAGCAGGTAGATTTAGTCAATTAATGCATGGAAATTATGAATATTGGGAATATCTACATAGTGATTATGTTGAACACCCTCGTGAACTTCATCAAAGTTGGGATCATCTGGTATTAGATTTTAATGATCCGTGGTGGAACACTCACTTTCCACCCAATGGCTATGGTTGCGAATGTCGAGTTAGAGGTCGTACATCTGGTGATCTAAAACGAATGGGAAAAAAACAACCTGACAAAGCACCCTCAATAAATTGGGTTGATAGAGTAATTGGGGAAAATAGTGGTAATCCGCGTATTGTAAGAGTGCCAGAAGGTATTGATCCAAGTTTTGAACATATACCCGGACAATCACGACTTGATACATTTGTACCTAACCCACTTGATAGCGATCCAACGCTTAAACGTGGTGTACCATCCATTAAAGCCGTTGATAACTGGCCTACTATTCGTGAAGTTAGTAAAAATAGGATATTAGAAAAAGGGTTAACGGAAGAAGATTATGCAAATATTTTTTTAAACGAGTTTGGTGCAACGTTAACCAATCCAGCTATTTTTAAAGATGTAGCGGGTGAAGCGTTAGTGATCGGTAAACAGCTTTTTACTGTCAATAAAACAGGCGAATTAAAAGTGACTAAACGCGGGCGTGAGCAATTTTTATTATTACTAGCCGATTCATTAAAACTGCCCGATGAAATTTGGACTAGAATGGAGTACTTTGATCATCTACAAAAATCTGTAGTGCGCCGGCGCTACATTTCTCGTTTTATGATTGATGGTGAAATTAAGCCTATGTTGGCAGTATTTGAAGTGGGTGACGATGGTTGGCTTGGTGTAACAACATTTGCGCCCGATACTCCTGACTATCTAGAACAACTGCGTGTTGGTGTTCGAGTCTTTAAACGTAAATAAAATAAAACCCAATCACCGCCACGATTGGGTCGCTGTACGTGGGATTCGAGGCTTTGGCGGAAGCTGCCCGTACATACGATAAAACTAGTATAGGTGAAAAAATGGCTGGCGTAAATATTGAGTTTAATATACAAGATGCATTGGATGCCTTGATTACAATTGAATCACGCCTTGATGATACACCAGGCTTATTTAATCATATAGGTGAAACATTACTTGATATTCATGAAGCACGTTTTAATGCCCAAGAATCACCGGATGGTGTACCATGGCAAGCATTATCTCCATGGTATCAACAATCTAAGCCCAAGCAACAAGATAAAATTTTGACGTTAGATGGCAATCTAAGAAGTACGTTGCATTGGCAGATTGAAGGTAATACATTATTGTTTGGTACCAATCTAGTGTACGGTGCTATCCATCAATTTGGCGGAATTATTAAACCCGTCAGCGCTAATGCATTAAATGTTGGTGGGCGTCCAGTAAAACAAGTGGTAATTCCAGCAAGACCATGGCTAGGTATTAGTGCCCAAGATAAATTGCTTTTAGTCGATATTGTTCGTGAACATCTAGGTTTTGCTTAAAACACAATATAACGCGTTTTAAGCGATTTTATAATGAAATGCTAATAAGTTTATGTATAAATGCTTTAATCAGGTCATAAATGCTTTATAATAAATTTTAGCGCACCTCTTATCTGATATTTTATTTTAATTTCTATTAAATCTCTCTAATAATTATCTGTCCTAGTTCAGATTACCATTCCCTCAAAATAGATCATGATGCTCTATATCAATTTATTGGAGCATTTTTATGACACTGATTCCTGTTTTTAAGCCTGGTACACACACTGCCGTTGATGGTAGAAAGCTCACTTTTACTTTAGAGAACTGTATTGATCTAGCAGAAAGTTATGATCCAAGTTTATCTGAAGCACCAATGGTTATTGGTCATCCTAAATTGACAGCGCCAGCTTATGGTTGGGCTAAATCATTTCAAATCAAAGACGGTTTAGTTTATGCAGAAACAGGACAAGTAAACCCTGAATTCGCGGAAGCATTCAATTCAGGCGCTTATAAAAAACGTTCTTTATCAATCTATTTACCAGACTCACCTGGAAATCCTAAACCTGGTCATTATTATGCTCGTCACATCGGTTTTTTAGGTGCAGCCGCCCCTGCTATCAAAGGATTACCAGATGCTAGTTTTGCTGAGTCTATTGGCGAACTTGGTGCTGCTGAGTTTGCTATGCCGTTTGATGACAGCATTATCGATACCCTCAAATCATTACGTGAATATTTGATTGAAAAAGAAGGTATTGAAAAAGCCGACCAAATTATACCAACTTGGCGGATTGAATCACTACCCGTCCAAGAGGATTTTAAAGTGAATGAGTTAACACAGGAGAGTTCAATGATAAAAACCGATGAAGTGAATTTTGCAGAGCAACAAGCAGCTATTGACGTTAAGAGTGCTGAACTAAACAAACGTGAACGAGCATTGCTAGAAAAAGAACAAACTAACAGACGTATAGAATTTGCATCATTTGCTGATGAATTAGTTAAATCAGGCAAATTATTACCAACCCATAAAACTACAGTCGTTGAAGTATTTATGGCGTTGGGTAGTGAGCCAATTTCGTTCGCTGAAGGTGATGTAACTGTTAACAATTCCCCAGTTGATTTAATCAAAAAAGTGCTTTCTGAGCGCCCTGCATTTATGGATTTTGCTGAAAAGTCGGGCGTAGATAAAGAGCCTAAAAAAGATGACACAAATTCAGACGATCCAAAAGTGATTGCTGAAGCAGCCAAAAAATACCAAAAAGAACAAGCTGATAAAGGGATTACTGTCTCAATCACGCAAGCGGTTTCTCATGTAACAGCAGGTAAAAAATAATGGAACAACTTACCTTTGGTCAAAAAGCAGTTGGTGTACATTTTAATCCATCAAACCAAACAGAAGTTGATATTTATAAACAGCGAATTGCTGATGCTATTGATGAGATGAATGATTTACGAACCAAATCAACATCACAAGAACAAAAAAGGTTATGTTCTGTTGCAATTACTGAACTACAAACTGCACAAATATGGGCAGTTAAAGCGTTTACATGGACTGATTAGTGTCAGTCTTATTTCAATTTTAAACATAGAGGTTACTCAATATGAATATTCCAGGATTAACAATAGCAAAAACGGCTGAAGGTGAAGTCAAACCTCGTGTGTTAGTTTGTCACGGTAGTAAAGATGGACTAGCAAAACAAGCGATTGACGGTACCACATTATTAATCGGTGTATCAACCATTGTTGGCGGTGCCAATGGTGAAGTAATTGATGTGATTCGTAGCGGACTAGCACCCGTTTTTTATAGCGAAGCAATTGTGATTGGAGATCCAATTACTGCAAACACGGATGGTCGAGCTAAAAAAGCGGCTTCAGGTGATTTTATTATTGGTTATGCCGAAGTTGCGGGTGATATTGATGAAATCGGCTCCGTTTGGATTGCTCCAGCAAAACAAGCTTAACCCACTTTATTAAGTCCATAGTCACTTTGATTATGGATAAACAAGTTTTATAGGAGATTTTTAATATGCAACGTCCTTTTCCCGTTGAACCACAGTTAACTGCAATAGCGATAGCTTACCGTAATAATAAGTTGATTGCTGAAGAGGTTTTACCTCGTGTTCCTGTTTCAAGTACATCGTTTAAATGGCTTGAGTATGATTTTTCAGAGCGATTTACTTTGCCTAATACTAAAGTTGGTAGAACATCACAACCGAATCAAGTTGAGTTTGGTGCCAAAGAGAAAGAAAGTTCTGTTGAAGACTATGGCCTTGATAGTCCCGTTCCGCAAGATGATATTGACACAGCAATCACTGGTCATAATCCGCTTGGTCATGCCGTTGAAGCAACGACTGATTTAATTTTATTAGATCGTGAAGTTCGAGCGGCTAATATCCTTTTTAATGGTAAAAATTACAACTATAAAAAGACATTAACTACTGCTGAGCAATGGAGTGATCCAGAAAGTGATCCAGTAGCACAAATTACTGATGCTTTTGATTCAATGATTGTTCGCCCGAATATCGGCACACTTGGCCGTCGCGTTGCAACCATGTTACGTCGACATCCAAAAATTGTGGCGGCTTATCATGGCAACTCAGGTGAAAGTGGTCTTGTCCCTCTTGGTTTTTTAGCTGATTTACTTGAACTTGAAGCCATTTATATTGGTGATGCATTCTTGAATAGTGCTAAACCAGGAAAAGAGCCAACATTGCTTCGTGCTTGGGGGAATAAAGCATCATTCACCGTTCGTAATAAACTTGCCACAACTAAAGGCGGAGTCACATTTGGCTTTACTGCTCAATTTAAAGATCGTGTTTCTGGCTCAATTCCTGATGCAGACATCGGCCTACGTGGTGGTCAACGTGTTCGCGTTGGTGAGTCAGTCAAAGAGCTGGTTGTGGCTAAAGATGCGGGCTATTTGTTTGAAAATGTTATTCCAGCAAACAGTTAATAATGTGAACAACAACCAACGGTAATTTATCGTTGGTTTGGGTAAAGATGATGAATATTCATTACATTACATTGCTAAATTTATCCGAACGTCCAGGACTCGTTGAGCTATCGCAATTAGTTGCTCAAGATGGTGAAATGCCAGTAGATGCTAATTTATTGGAAGTCATTATTAATGGTGGTGATGTTTCAAGTTGGTTGCCTGATGATGTTATTAATGCAAATCGAGCAATCTCACGTATTAATGAATCAATCGCTGATGCTGAAGCTGAGATAAATGGTTTTTTACGTCAACGAGGACACAGATTGCCATTAGTTAAGGTACCACGTCTGCTAGCTGATTGGGCACGCATTATTGTTCGTTACAAATTACATCGCAATCGTGTTTCTGATGAAAAAAGCGATCCAATTGTGCGTGATTACAAACAGGTTCTTGGTTTTTTAAAACTGGTAGCTGACGGTAAATATTCGCTAGGCATTGATGATGCTTTATCTGTCGCAGGTGGCGTTCCTCAGCAAACTGGCCCTGTTCGTATATTTGATATGAACACACTTAGAGATTTTGGACGATGAACAGCGCACCATTTGATGTGTCGGTCATCGCTGACAAACTCAAGGTATTACTGCAAGACAAAACCTTAGTGTTTGTTGGTACCAGTGCTGAATACAGCAAGCTAACGGATTTAACCAGTGCGCCAACGCCAAGTGCTTATGTTCTGCTTGGTAAAGAAATGCCCAATGATAAACCCGTTGGCACAAGGCAATCCGTCAATGTTAATTTTGGTGTTGTGGTTGTTGCACGTGATATTTCAAGTCAAGCAACCAATATTCAAAATGTTAAACAGCTAGCAAACCCCGTTATAGGTGCGGTGCGTGATTTGTTGATTGGTAAAACAGTTCAGTTTATTGATGGAGTTCGTCCAGTCACATGGGTTGGTGGGCAAACGTTAGGTTTTCAAAATGGCGTACTAGTGTGGATTGATTCATTTCAAACTCAACACTTCATTGGTAGCCGATAAAAGTTTAGGAGAAAAATATGTCAGATTTATTAATGAGTCTTCAGGGTACGATTAATCTCGCTACTCGTGATACTGCAAGTTCACCAGCCCGCCCAGGTGCATTTCGGCATGTGGGTACCGCTGACTCTTGCGAGATGGAGTTAAGTGTCGAAACAGTTACGCAAAATGAGTCTTACACTGGGCAACGTCTGCAAGTCGGTGAATTGACGTTAGGTAAAAGTGGGACATTAAATCTTACGTTAAAAGATTGGTCAATTGAAAATATTGCTTTGGCACTTTATGGCGAAGTGATTACAGTCGATTCTGGTATTGCGACAGATGAAAAATTACCGGAAGGTTTAGTGGTTGGTGACCGCATAAAATTAACCCATCCATTTGTTGCAGATGTTGAGTTAAAAACTGTCGATGGGACGATATTAATATCAGGTACCGATTATGAAATTGAATCAACATATGCCGGATTAATCAAATTATTAACCCCACCGGCATTAACTGCGACAGTTGATTATTCATATGCTAAAAAAGAGAGTCTAGGAATATTCACACGCCAACCACCTGAACGTTGGTTTATGTTAGACGGCATTAACACCGATCGCGAAGATGAACACGTTATTGTGGAATTATTCCGAGTTAAATTTAATCCGATTTCGAATTTTTCATTACTACATAATGAAGGTTATGGTGAGTTACCTCTGACGGCTACCGTCTTGGCTGATATGAGTCAAACCAAAGACAGTACGCTAGGTTATTTTGGCTCATATGCTCAAAAAGCTAAATAAATTTATTATGCGGTGAATTTGCACCGCTATTTATTCAACTCTCTAATTTTATTAGCAGGTAAATAACATGGCAGAAAAAGTGACAGCAACAAAAGAAGAATCAAATGATTTAGCAACATTAATGCCAAATCGTGAAATTACACTAGCTGGTGAAACAATTACAGTACGTGAATATTCATTTAAAGATGCATTAACAATCGGTAATGACATTAACCAGTTTGTTGCATTAATTGTGAATGAGATGAACGGTACAAACAAAATCACGATTGAACAAGCGGATGCAATCTTTATTAATAATCTTGAGCTAGTCAATTCACTAATTAGCGTATCAATCAATAAGCCAATTAGCTTTATTGAATCACTTGGTTACGAAGATGGGATCCAATTGTTGGATTGGTGGTGGGTTGTGAATTCTCATTTTTTTATGAACGCGGTAACTCGCAAAATCATTCGGCAAAACGCTGCAAAACAGGTAAATCAGTAAGCTGGAGTGAGGTTTTCACACTATTAATTAAAAACGGACATGATCCACAGCAGTTACCGCATTACACGCAACGCCAATTACTGCTGTATTACGATGAATTAATTAAGTTACAGAATCGAGAACGAGCCAACCGAATTGAAGATATTTGTGTTGGGTTTAATGGCGGTAAACAAGTCAATAAGTTTGTAAAACAGTTACGCGGAGAGCAATAATAATGGCTAATAACGATATGAATATTGCAATGAAGTTCACGGCTGACGTGAATCGTGCAAAAAAAAATATTCATGACGTCGGTGAGGAATTAAAAAGCGTCTATGAAAAACAGACTGACGCAATGAACCGCGGCCAACGTACTATTATTGAATTATTAAAAAAAGAAAAGGCTGAAGAAAAAGCGCAGGAAGCCGCGGCTAAAGCTGCGAAAGAGCATCAAAAAGAAGTTGAAAAACTGCGACAAGGTTTAGATAAATTACTTGCTAGTATCGATCCAGCTACTAAAGGTTTAAGCCGTTTAGATGAATTAGAAAGCAAATTAAGAAAATCAAAAAAAGCGGGCGTGATAGATAACGATACATTTGATGATTATCTCGGGAAAATCAATAATCAACGAGCAGCATTATCAACGGTTGATTCGCTTAATGAAGGCACTAAGAGATTAGATTTAAATACGAAAGGTGCGCGTCGTAGCATTGCCAGTATGATCAGGCAATTGGCCAGTGGTAATTTTGCTTCAGCAGGAAATTCATTATTTAATATTGGCAATATGACTGGAAGGCTACCACCATTATTTAGTGCAGCTACTTTATCTGCTGTTGGTTTTGTTGGTGTGGTATATGGAATCGCTAAGGTTTTATCTAGTATTTCGTCAGAACAAGATCATTTCAATAAATCTCTTATTTCAACAAGCGGTTACGCAGGAACGACAGCAAGTGGTCTGGAACAAATGTCACAGCGTATAGGTAAAATTAATCATAATTACAGTGAAACACGATCTATTATTGCAGAACTTACTGCGACTGGTCAGTTATCTGAAAAAGCAATTGAAAATATTGCTAAAGCGTCAGCTTATATGTCTGCTGTTACAGGTAAATCTGCCGAAGAAACTGTTCAGGAATTTAAAGGTATACAAGATTCTGTTACAAGTTGGTCTACTGAAGCAAATAAACAATATCACTTTTTAGATTTGGCAACTTATCAACACATTGCTGCATTGGAAGAACAAGGAAAAACAGAGGAGGCCATTGCGCTTGCTACAGGAAAATATGCAAACGAAATGGAAGTTAGTGCCAATAAAATGAAAGAACAATTGAATTGGTTAGAATCGGCTTGGCAAAGTTTTAGAAATGGTGTGACTGACCTTGGAAATTCATTAAAAACAGAATTGAAATTAAACTTGGGGTTGTCTACCTTAGATGAAGAGATCACAAAATTAGAACAAGCTAAAAAGCAAGGAATATACACCTTTATTGGTGGTTCAATGGATTGGAATGAATCCTTTGAAAAAGATTTACAACAGAAATATGCAGAAAGAGATAAGTTGCAAAAAGAGGCCGAGTATAAACGTAATGAAAGTGTAATAAATGAAAAAGCGATTATTGCTCAAAAGGAATTACATGAACTTCATAAACAAAATTTAACTGATGCAGAGAAACAAGCAAATGCAGTTGATGATTTACGGAAAAAATATGAAGCTTTGTGGGCTAATGAAAAGGGTCGTAACGATTTGAAAGCACAAGGTGTTACCTCAAAAGACGGTAAATCATTTTCTGGCGGTCAATATGATAAAGATGTTAAAAATATCACTGATAAAGGAATTCAAGAATATAATAAAGGGGTTGAAAAATCACTTAAGTTAACTACAGAGCTACAACGTGTGATGCATGAAATTAATGAAGGACAATATAAAAATGCATCACAAGCAGAAAAAGACAGAGCCATTGAACTTGCAAAACAAGTTGACGCGAAAAACGCAGCAAAACATAACAAAAAAACTGATTTTACATTATCAAATGACAAAACCAATTTATCACTACAGCAACAGTTAAATGAACTATTACTTGGTACAAAGGCAAGTGATGATACCATTGAACAATGGTATAACAATCTATTAGCCCAGTTTAAGAAAACGGGAAATAAAGAAGGTATCGATTTAATCGACCAAATTTTGCCCCTCAAAAAAGCTGAAGCTAATCTGAATGAAATCACAACCAAAATTCAGCAAGCACAATCACGTCAATCAACGAAAGAACAGAGTATTCAAGCACAAGTAACTAGTGGTTTAATTACCCAAGTTGAAGCGCAAAGCCAATTAGTCGATTTACACAAACAGACAGCGCAAGAACTTGCAGAGTATTTACCTACCCTGCAAGCTATGACTGAATTACCAGGACAAGCAGGTGAAAATGCACAGAAAGCACTTGCGACACTTCAGCTACAAATTGCAGAACTAAATAAGACTACTGATGCACTAACAAATGCATTTAAAAGCGGATTGCAAAGCGGTATCCAAGGTAGTCTCGATTCTTTAGCAAAAGGCACATTTGAATTAAAAGATGCCCTACAAAATCTAGCGCAAAGTATTTTATCGTCAATGGCGCAAGTAGCGTCAAAAGGTTTAGCAGATATGGCAATGAATGGACTATCCAATTTAGGTAGTTCGTTATTTGGTGCTGCTACTGATGCCGCAGTTGATAATGCAAGTGCTGCTGCTTCAGCAGGACTAATGGAAACAGCTATTGCAACAAGTAGCGCAACTGGTGCAGGATTAATGGGTGAGTCGATATCGATGTCGGCAGGAATTGGTGCAGAAACGATTTCAGCATCAATGATTACAGCAGGTACAGCAGCAGGTGAAATTATTAGCGCAGCAATGATTACTGCGGCAAGTGCAAATGCAGGTAGTTCTGCTATGGGAGCCGCGGCAGTAGCCGCGGCAACTGGTGGTTATATTACTGGTGCCGGAACATCAACGTCTGACTCGATTCCGGCAAAACTATCTAACGGAGAATATGTTGTTAAAGCGGAATCCGTTAAAAAATATGGGGTTGATTATCTTCATGCAATCAACACGGGACGATTACATCGTTATGCAACTGGTGGTTTAGTTTCAAATGCCAGCAGTCCGAAGGCACAAAATATATCTGATGAAAATTCATCATCTCGCACAACAAATCAAGCTCAATCGGCTCCCGTAATTCAGCAAACACTTGTGCTTGATAGCGGTGAGATGATGAAGTCAGGCATTAGTTCTGTTGATGGCTCAAGAGCATTAATGACGTGGATTCATGCTAACGCACCAACGTTAAAGCAGGTATTATCATGAAAAATATATTTTTATGGCTAGCTGAACCTGATTGGACTAATGGCATAACTGAAGTATTAGAGTGGAAAACCGATATTTTACAATCCTATTCAGGCGCTGAACAACGCATTACAAGGCGATTATCACCACGCCGAACTTTTGAATTTTCAATTCTAATTAATGGTAATGAGCGTTCACGATTTGAAAATAGATTGGCGTTCATGGGTGGTAATTCTTGGTATTTTCCTGTTTATACCGATGTCACCTATCTCGATGATGATGTTAATTCAGGTGCTACAGTTCTCCCGTGTAACACAGTTGGTCGTGATTTTGTAGTTGGCAATAAAGTGTTAATTAAAAGTGAGATTAACATTGTTAATCAAACAGCATTACTAGAAGTCGCAGCTGTAAATGAAAATTCAATCACATTAGTTAATCCAGTTAAAACTCAGTTTTTTGCGGGAGCATATATTTATCCTGTTCGATTAGCTGTATTAACAGATATGCCAGAACTTACACGGCATAATGATGACCTATTAAGTGCGCAAATTCGTTTCCGAATTAGTGAGCATAACGCATTTAGTAACGATATTTCATTTTTGCCAACTTACCGACACTTTCCAGTACTCAATATTCAGCCTGATTGGTCTGAATCTCTCAAATGCCGATATGAGCGTGTTTTATTTGAATTAGACAACGGTTCAGGCATTCCAAAACGATTAGATACAGCAAAATTACCATTTTTTGTAACAGAATTTCGTTGGTTTCTGACTGAACGAAATGAGCAAATACAGTTACGCAAACTATTTTATTATCTGAATGGTTGTCAAAAAAACATTTGGATATCAAGCCAAGCCAGTGATTTTAATGTCATAACTGTTGACGGTCGCGTTCTTGAAGTTGAAAACACTGGATTTAATGAAGTCGGTCTAATGTTTGGTCGAAAAGATATTGTTATCAATTTATGTAATGGTAATGCGCTATATCGTCGAATTGAACTCGTTGCTGTAGTTTCTGATGAAATTGAACGTTTATTACTAAATGAATCAATTAATGTAAATGCTGAAGATATTTTGTCAGTCTCATTTTTAACATTATGCCGTTTAAATAATGATGCTGTCAGCTGGGAACATGTAACAGACGCGGATGGTTTGGCAAATATAACATGCAGTTTTCGAGGAGTTCGTGATGAACTGGAATCAATTTGAGTATTCAACAAACAATGGCAAACCAATAACGTTATATGAGTTTATTCGTAATGAACAAAAATACTATCGCTATACCAATGCTGATAGAGATATTGATTTTAATGGAGTAACGTGGACAAGTGATGCAATCAGCAACACAGGTATTAGTATTGGTACCGGAAATAACCTCGAAATTACATTACCGTCAACATCTGACGTAGTCCGTTTATTTCGTGGCATTCCACCAACAAAACCCGTTGTAATCAAAATGTATCAATTCCACGAAAATGACAATGAATTTAGGGTTATTTGGGTTGGAAAAATTCAAGAAGTCAAACGCGAATCAATTGAAAGAGCAAAACTCATTACTACGAGTGTTGCCAGTTCGTTTGAGCGCAGTGGACTACGGTTGACGTACGGGCGTTCATGTCCCTATGCACTGTATGACCACAATTGCCGGATTCGACAAGAAAACTATAAAGTCGCGGATATCGAAATTATCGCTTTAAATGGAGCAAATATAACCGTCAATCTTTCTAATATAAATGATGGCTATTTTTCTGGTGGATACATGGATTTTCATATTGATGGTATTCAAGAACTACGTGGATTGAAAGCACATGTTAATAACGTGATAGGTATTCTGGGCGGCACTCAAGGTTTGCAAAAGGGAATGAAAATTAATTTGTATCCGGGGTGTGACAAAACAATCAAAACATGTGATGAAAAATTCAAAAATCATTTGAATTATGGTGGTCAACCGCATATTCCGGGCGTTTCACCGTTCACAATCATCAAACTATTTTAGGAGGAATTTTATGTGGTGGGCTGTTGCTAAATTTGTTGCTGTTATTGTTGCCAGTTATGTCATTGCACGAGTTACTGCAAAACAACCGAAAAGCAATCGTCCAACAGCAGCAACCGAAGAAGATTGGAATATGCCTATACCTGATGAAGGTACTCCCCAATGCGTGTTTTTCGGCGACTGCTGGACGGCGGATTGGTTTGTACTGGGGTATGGCAACTATCGTTATAGTGCAATTCGTAAGTAATTGGAGCATTAATTATGAAAATAACAATGGAACATATTCGGGCTGGAGGCGGCTGTGCATGGGGATTACGTGAATTTTTTAAACGTTACAATCTTGATCTCGATGCTTTTATTCATGATGGGTATATTGAAGAAGAAATATTATTAAAAACAGGCGATGCACTAGCGCTACATATTATCAATATTGCAAAAACAGGAATGGTCGCAGATGGGTTCTAAGAAGAAAAAAGTCACTGTAGGATATCGTTACTCGTGGGATTTGTTCTGTAGTTTAGGTCGAGGCCCAATTAATTCTATTGTTGCAATTACTGCTGATAAAAAAATTGTATTGCTATGTACTGAAAATGAAGCAAATTCTTCATGTTCTATTGATATTAACAAGCCTAATTTATTTGGTGGCGAAGACACTGGCGGTGAGGGAGGAATCAAAGGTAGTTTGGAAATATTAATGGGTGAACCAAACCAAGTTCCAACAAATAATCTACGTAGTATTTTAAAAGGATTGATTCCAGGTTTTCGTGGGTTAGTTACAACATTCTATTCGGGATTAATAAGTTGTTATAGTGCATCACCAAAACCATGGTCATATCGAGTTCGTCGAACAACAAAAGGTTGGGATAAAAATAATGTATGGTATCCAGAAAAATGTTTGATTTTACTGCGCGATGATGTATCAGAAATAACGGGAATAGATGCCGAAATCGAAAGCCGATATGGTTCGTTAAATGAACTGCACACAACAATTGGTATTCCAAATAAAAATAAAACTAAAGAAGAAATTAAAAAAGAATTAGAAGAACAAAAACGAAAAGAAGAAGAACGACAACGAAAAATTGCTGAATTACGTGCAGCGCTTAATAATAATATTCGTAATATACATGCGATGAATGCAGCACATATTTTGGTTGAGTGCGCAACCAGCCGCGATTGGGGATTGGGTTTAGGCTGGGATGGAATTGATATTGATAGTTATAAAACAGCTGCAGATAAACTATTTGCGGAAAAATTCGGTTTGTGTTTTCGATATAATCGCCAAGATCAGCTGCAAACGTTTATACAACAAATTTTAGATCATATTGGTGCAGCGCAATATGCAGATTTATCAACCGGAAAATTAAAATTAAAACTGATTCGTAATGATTATGATCCAGATAAGTTACCACTGTTCACATACGATAACGGTATTTTATCAGTGCAAGACGATGATAGTGCGAGTAGCGACGCGTCGTATAATGAAATCGTTGTTACATATCATAATCCGGTTACTCATGAAGATGCCACTGTTCGAGCACAAAATCTAGCATCGATTCAACAAGTCGGTTTGATTAGTAATTCAGTTGAATATAAAGCGGTACCGACACAGGAATTGGCGGCTAGACTAGCTGAACGCGATTTAGAAATGAGTGCGGCGGGTATTAAGCGTTTAATCATTAAATTTGATAGGCGCGGTGGCATATTGGAGCCAGCATCATGTTTTCGCGTATCACTACCCGATCGCGATATTGAAAATATGATATTGCGCGTGGGAAAAATAGAAGAACAAAGTGATGGTTCTTTATTGATTACTGGAGTTCAGGATGTTTTTAGTTTGTCATCAACATCGTACAGTACATCGCACCAAACAAGTGAATGGGTAGAGCCAGATAACTCAATACGAGCTGTTAATGATGTACAGCTGATTGAATTACCGTATGCAGTTCTTGTGTCAACACTGAGTGCTGCGGATCTAAATTATGTAAAACAGTCTTCAGGATATGTTGGTGTTATGGCATCGGCACCGACTCCGGCATCAATTAATTATATTCTGCAATCTTGCGCATCGGGTGCTGAATTTGTCACACAAAACCAAGGCGATTGGACTCCGTCCGCTACACTAATAAATGAGATTGAAAAACTAACAACAAAATTTGAAATTGAGTCTGATTATCGACCAAGTATTGGTGAAGGAATTTTAATTAATGACGAATTCATGCGCATTGATGCAATTGAAAATAAAACAATTAAAGTTGGTCGTGGCTGTTTCGACTCATTGCCAAGTAAACACAAATCCGGCTCTAAAATTCGTTTTTTTATGAATATATTGGATCAAGATGGTATTGAATATATTTCAGGTGAAAAAGTTCATGTCAAATTATTAACACAAACAAATGCGGGGGTATTAAATCAAGATATTGCACCAATCGAAAGTATTGAGATGTCACATAGACAAATACGTCCGTATTTACCCGCAAATATAAAAATAAATGATATATTGTACCCCGATTTGATTGATGAAGCTGATAATTATATCTTTACGTTTTCACATCGTGACAGAGTTCTGCAGGCTGATCAGTTAATTGATTGTTTATCTGGTAATGTCGGTCATGAAGAAGGTACGATATATAGAATAGAAATTTCTGACTATTATACTAAAGAGATTCTGTGGAAAATTAATACAACAGATACCATTATAGTATTACCTTATTCCTCCAATGAGGATCATCTTTATGATGATTTACACATCTTAACTTTATACAGTATCCGAGATGGATATGAGTCATTACATAAATTTATTTCAACACTTCCTGAAGGCCATGTTACCGCGGAGAATCAATAATGTCTAATCAAAGTGAATACTACTACGGACAAGGCAAAGTTTATTTATCACCTTATGGTATAGATAAAAAATGGCGTTGGATTGGTGATGTTTCATCACTAAAATTAAATTTTGAATTTGAAGAACAATATAGTAAACGCAGTATAGGTGGTAGTTTAATTAATGATAAGCGATTTGTAACTTTTATTGGTGGTAATATTACCGCCAATTGGTTTGATCGTTCATCAGATAATTTAGAATTATTACTACGTGGCCAGTCTATTTCGAAATCTCAAGGTTGGGCTGAAGAACAATTTAAAAATATAAAGCAAGGAATGACAATCTGTTTACAACATCAAAATGTTAGAGACATTTTCATCCAAAATCTGAATGAAAATATTGATTATATCGTTGATGGTAAAGAGGGATTAATTTCATTTATTACAAAGCCCAAGTCACAATCATTACTAATTGAATACGATTATTCGGGTTTCAATGGTATTAGTATTTTAAATAATGAACCACATGACTTCTCATTACGTTATGAAGGGAAAAACATTGTAGAAGATAAACCAATCAATATTGAATTGTATAGATTGTCACTAGATCCAATTGAATTTATAAACTTAATTGATGACAAATCAGAATTTTCAAATGTAGAAACAACATTGCAGTTATTACCGGATTTTAAAAAAAATCCAAAGTCAGAATTCGGACTATTTGGCAGAATAATACACTTCAATGATTTCATCGATATTTTATACGACGATGAAATTGCATATGACGAACGATACGAATTTGCATAATTCGCAGATTAAGAGGAAAAATAATGGAAAATTTAGTTGAAGAAGAAAAATGGGATGAAGGAATATATTTAATCCAACGTAAAGATCGTGTTGGTGGTGGCACACGAGGTATAGCTAATAAACCACACATTGGATTAGCAAACAGAACTCAATATTTAAAAAAGAAAGTTGGGGAAATTAATAAAAAAGTTTCTGATATAAATTCTACATTAAATCTAACTCTATCATTCTCAAAAGAGAATCAAGCATTTGATGCAAAACATCAACGTATTGAAAATGTTGAGAATCCCACAAATGAGACTGACGTAACTAATAAAAAATATGTTGATAATTCAGACAATAAGCTACAGAAACAAATAAATGAATTAAAAGAAGCCCAGATTGGTTATGAATCAATAGGTAATTTTAGCGAGGGCTGTATTCTCAATACACGTAATGAAATTATCTATGATAAACAAACAAAAAAATATTATGCTTGGGCAGGCAATCTACCACATCAAGTCCCACAAGAAACTAATGTTATTGATGAAATGAACAATGGTAAACCGTGGCTCGTCATCGAAAATTCGAACGAATTTATAGCTAAAATTGAGAGTATTAAACAAATAGCGCAAAGTGTTGCTACTCAATTTTATGGTTTCAAAAAAGATGGTGCGAAACTGATTTTAGAAACAGTGGGAAATATAGATAACAAAACGCTACACCTTTCGGAATTTCTAGAATGGATAATTGCACCAGGTGGGTGTGAATTTATTGTTAATGATAAAGATTTATTGATGTTTATATAAAAAGAGAGAGGTTAAAAATGGCAACTATTAACTTGGGAAACATTAGATTTAACTGGTGTGGTGAATATACCCGTTCAACTCAATATACAAAAGATGATGTTGTTGGATTCAATGGTTCAAGCTGGATAGCTAGAAAAAATGTAAAAGACATAAATCCCGCAAATAATGAATTTTGGGATTTAATGGTCGCGGGAGCGGAAAAACCATACATTATCGGAGAACAAAAACTAATGGCATTTAGAGCATCCGAACTTCCGTTTGGATGGTATTTTAGAAATGGAGACAACTATGTACTAGATTCACCGCAAGGCCGAGCATTAAATAGTTTATCGGCAAACTACAAAGAAGATTATAAAATCATAATTAAAGTTATTAACAGTCAACAATATATCAATGTACCAACAGCATTTGCGTCCGATGGTCGAGGCTATTTTGAACGAGCTGTTAATGGAACTACTAGACAAGTTGGTAGTGTTGAAGAGGCTGCTATTCCCAATATCGTTGGTGGATTCGGCATGGATGGCATGGCTGGTGCAGATACAGGTGTTTGTTGGGGGAGCCATGGTCCTTTTTATGAAAATGGCACTAATTCATCTATTGCAAAATACATTCCATATGAGTTAGGGGTTAGCACAAAAATGGGGTTCGATTTATCACGAGTAACACGTACTGGACCAGAAAATACAGTGCTGAATCAAGGCGGCACTCCATCTATATATTTAGGCGTTTAAGCACCTAAGTACCCTTGTTGAGTAGGTAAAAACAAAAAGGAAACAACCATGATTAATTATTATTTTAATAATCAATTTGACAAAGAAAACAAGTATAGGCCATATACTTATTCACTTGTAGCTAATGACTACACATTACCGCCAGATAATGCACTACGAATAGCTCCAGAGTTCAAAGATGGTTATATACCGTGCGAGTATAACGGTAAATGGGTTCTAGTCGAAGATAATCGCAATAAAACAGCTTATAATGTAGAAACTCAGGAATCAGTCAAGATTGATTATCTCGGCAAAATAAAAGACGGTTTTACTTTATTAGAGCCGTTCGAGTTTTGTAAGTGGAACGGTGAAAAATGGGTGAAAGATAAAGATGCTGAGAATGAAGCTACTATTGCACAAGCTCAAGCTATTAAAAATTCACTAATAAGTGAAGCTAACAATAAAATAGCAGTGCTTCAAGACACAATTGATTTAGGTATACAAAAAGATGATGAAGAAACCCAATTAAAACAATGGAAAAAATATCGAATTCTGTTAACTAGAATTGATACATCTAATATAAATGTAATTTTTCCAGAAAAACCATAAAATTTGTAATTCATTTTCAAATATAGAAACAAACGGCGTGGTTAATTATCAATTAATTTAAACGATAATTATCGCGCGCCGCATCACATTTTCCCAAACTTATGCACGATATAGCCCAACTTCAAAAACTGTCGAGATATTTATAAGCCGTAAACGAATTAAACACAATGGCGATCAGGCTCTTTCTTGGGCGGTAGGTAATGTAGTGATGGAAACCGATGCGAATGCCAATATTAAGCCCAATAAAAAGAAAGCAGCCAACAAGATTGACCCTGCGGTCGCTTTCCTGATGTCATTCGGCACTTACTTACTTGAGTACGGCGAAGTCGATATCAATCTAACCGATGCACAAAAACAAGCGTTAGACGAGTTTAAGGGTATTGAGTTATGATAATGATATCGTTGCTATTAGCGCCAAAAAAATTATAGATAAAATACTAATAAAAACAACTGCCCTAGTTATTTTATCGTCATCTTCTAGTATTATTTTTTTTATAGTTGGCACCGACCATACACACCATAGAAAAATATTAGTCCCAATGAGAGTAATCGCAGTATCTAAAATTGGTTTTTTATCGTATAAGACTATACTAGCAACAGTAAATAAAATAAAAGGCGTTGCATTGTTTGCACTTTCAACCATTAATTCACAAAATTTAGTTATTCCTATTTTTTTCATTTTATCACCTTTCGATTTATAAAAATTTATTAAATACTACCATGTTATTAATAACATACAACACTATAATAACACAAGGTTAATTTATTGATTATTAATAATTAATTTTGTTAGTGTTGTTAGTGCTGTAAAATCACAAAAATAAACTTTTCCTTTTAATCTTTAAGTTAGTCATTGATGAATATTACTAATAATTTGATAATGATTTTAATATATTAAAACGATTTTATGTTATATTGAATGTTATACAGTAAAAATATAAATTGAATAATGTTTATTTAAATCAATTGGTTAATATAGCAATCAGATCCCCTCACAACCCACCACTTCTTTAACTAAAATCCTTTTCAAATCATTAACAATCCTTAAAGAATAAAGGTAATACTCTAAAAAAGTACTTGAACCAAATTGGGCTAAATTGGATATATTTGTATGCGTTTTTATTATCCAGATTCCGTGGTTTTTCTTGGTGGTTAGTAATAAACAGACGATTCCCCGCGCTCTAAAAATATGCCAACATTACCACCAGAAAATTTACCCGTTATATTAAAAACAATTAATAATTATCCTGCTACACAACAAACAAAAAATCTTGCTTATTTTCAATTAATTACAATGGTAAGACCTAGCCAAGCAGCAACAGCTAGATGGATAGATATTGATTTAAATAATGTGATTTGGACGATGCTAGCTAGTAATATGAAGATGCGACATGAGCATATTGCGCCATTATCAAAATAA